TCAATGCTATTAAGGTAGTTGAGTACTGCCTCAAGTGGCGCAGTAAATTGAGCAGTCATTGCCAAAAAGAACGTCTTAACTTTTTCTCCAATGGACTGGATGTACTCAAAAATGCGAGAGAGATGTTCAGCACTGCTACTCAAGACTGCCGCTTGACTCCCATAGTTGGATTTAGCCTCAATCATCGCTTTCGTAAATTGGCCAGCGTTTTGATACAAGCTTTGAAGAGGGCGTCCAGACTCAACTAGTCCGTCGATCTCTGACCTTGCGGCAGACGCACTTAATCCGCTTGCTTCCAATGCTTTTTGAGCAATAAGGAGTGCGCCAGGATCAATGTTGCCAATCGCCTTGCCAGCGTGGTACATCTCGTTCCCAAAGTTAATCGCCTCCTGAATCCCGTCCTTCAGGAATCCCGCAACTTTCATTGCGGCAAATGCCCCAACAAGCACGGTCAACGCCTTCTTTGCAGAGTCAATCGCACGATTGAATCCACTCAGATCAAGCTCAAGATATCCTGTTGCGGTTGGCCCTGCCATTATAGATATTGCCCAGAAGTATCGGCCTTCCAAGCTTGATTAATTTTACGTGTGATTGCGGCGAGTTTTCTCTGGAATCTTCCGCCAATGTATTGACCTGCGGTAACTGATCGTTGATCTCTCTGCTCAATAAGCCCTGCGTATCCAACCGTATTTTGAATCCAAATTTGAATGCGATTTGGTTGAACCCAAATATACCAAAAACGCCAACCTCGGGCAAAAGTCTTTCTTGCGCGAACCCGGCGGCGAGTTTCTTGTGATGGGGTTCTTGATGCACCTCGAAAAATCATCCTCCAACCCAATCGATCCCCAATGGCAATAATCTCATCAGTGGTAGCTACAGACTCCCAACTCTCTCGCCGGGTACGCATTACAAATTGGCGTCCCGCCTGACGCATCATCAGTTCGCCTTGACGCCGAGATTCTTTCTGAATCTTGTTAAATCCTTTACTTAGGGCCGTGGCGTTAAATCGCATCTGAAAAGTGTGTGTCTAGCGGAATGTGTTCAAGTGGTTTTGTCCCAATGTTGTGCAGTCTTAGTAACGCATGACAATAGACATTACCTCGGTACAAAGGCAACTCCCAAAGTATAAAATGTTCTTCCCAATGGAAGTATCGTGCAAGCGTAGCTACATAGGCCGCGCACGATGGCGGCTCAATTAGTTTGGGTCAGCATCAAGGTCAGGGTCTCCGTTTGATACTGCTTGACCTTCGTTGCTGTGCTTGATCAAGGCAGCGATGACCTCTCCGGCCTCATAGCAGTCTTGCATTGAGTACTTAACCTCATCAATCCACTTTGTCACGGCAAAGTCAAATTTTCGAGGACTCCGCCTATATCCAACAAGGTCGTTCCAGTTGCAAATGCTACCATAAATGAACGATGGCAAGTCCATGAAGGTCGGCTCGACAAGGTTGACCAATCCGAGGATACACGCTCGGCGAGCATAGGTAAGCGCAGGAATTTGAATGCCCTTAAACTCAAAGGTTTTAAAGTAATTTTCGTTTTCGTCTGGTTGTGTCATAATAGCGATTTCATTTTGTTTTTGAGTGTTGGATTTGCTCGGTCTCCAATAAGCACGGTTTTCTCTCCATGCTTAATAATTCTCATTGGAGCTACCTTTTTGCGAATCCAATTTAGCAAGACCTCCCTGTTCTCAAGGACGCCTTTCATGTAATAGAGGGGATGCTCAGTCGGCAGAGTAAATGAAGACCAGTTCCTTGCGTTCTCGTAAGCGGAAATGATCTCCTTCGCCTTGTCCCTTGTGCCGTTGCTGACATCAAACCAAAAGGTGTATGTCTCCTTCTTGATGCCATTATTGTCTGTGACTAAGCAGGTTATGGGGTCATCTTTGCGTATTTCTATTCCTAGAGCAATAAGAATTGCCGCCAATTTAATGTCGCAAATATAAATGCTATCCATTGGAATATGTCATAGGTAAGGGGTTAAGCGATTAGCGGATATTGAGTTGCGTTAACCGTGATTTTCTTAAACTCGGTATTACCTTTTGCTACTTCAACGTCATCAGTGTAAATTCCTCCACTTGCTACTCCGTTTGAAGTTGCCGTGTTTACAATAGTAAGAGCAAATCCAGCAGAAGCTCCAGCAATTCCGCTACTACCAGTCATTACTCCAGCAATAGAAAATGTCTGCGTAGCGTTGTAAAATGCAACTGCGACAAATTCACCTGCCTCATTGCGAACTTGATTTTTTTCGCGTGTGGTTTTTGCACTGACTGATTGGCAAAGAATCCCAGATTCTGCTGAAAGTCCCCAAATTACTCCTGCTGTTCCGATGGTTGTTACTGGCATATTTTTAAAATTTAAATGTTGGTAGCTTCATGTTAAATACGTCAGTTATCCCGAGGCATACAATACAAGGAATAGTTGATGTTGTAAACATAGGATTTTGATTCTCCGTCAACTACCATTGATCCAGATGCTGGAACAAATCCGTGACAATGGAATCCAGTACCAGCAGAGAGAGACGCTGCCGGAGTCGTATACGCCATGTTGTTCAAGCTATTTACCACATCCGTCCGTTGATCAGTAGATGTCTCTTTTACGTGTGATCGAAAGATCACCTTGATAGACACAAGGTACAGTCCGCATCCAGGCGTTACCTGCTCCTCGGCAGATTCAGCGTGAACTATTACATATGGCATTGGCTGCTTGATCTCGTCGTTATCGCTAATGTAAACTTGATCCTTGGCAACTGTCGCCTTGAGATTTGTGATGAGCAGCGAGGATATTGCCTGCTCTGCTAATGAAATAACATTATTGGTGATCATGCGCCCCTTACCCTGACAATTAGTTCGTTGCTGTCAGCAGAAATTGTTGTGCTGACTACGATCTTTTTGCGATTGATCTTGTCGCCAACTTTCCCTTGCTCGTCTAAGTCTTGAATGTAAAGCGTGTCTCCCGGCTCAATCCCCGGAAGGTCTGCCGCAAGAAAGTGAATGATCTGTCCCATGTTAATCATTGGGCCACCAAAATCGTCCATCTCATCCTCACTCATGTCATTTAGCAGGACTGTGTAGGTGGTGGAGATTCCATTGCTGATGATAATTGCCGTCCGAGGGATGTCGTACTGAAACACCCCTGCTAAATCCTGTGCTAAAAAACTACTGATGCTCACGATGGAAGGTTATTGCGGCTTTGGATTTTTGTCAATGACCGTGTACACATTTACAAGACTGTCCTTGTCCAAAATATTTGGCAGGAAATCTTGAGTCTCCGGGATGATTGCGTTGTTGTGAATCCATGTGTCCCACAGGTCTTTAGGCATAATGTTGTCAGATGCTGGGATGATAATCTTGCCTCTAGCAATCGTAGCCCCGCAAACAAGCATATCGGCGATTGTAGCGTCTTTCGGGCAAATCTGATGGCGGAATCCCTTGTACATTTCCAACGACTCGGTGTCGCCTTCCTTGCACGTAAAAATCCACTCCACCTTGTTTGCGTACTCAGAATTTGTTAACCAGACTTCTCTTGCTTGCAATCCAATCTGATAAGCCTGCTCGGATGCGTAAATGACAGAGAACACTGGGCCTCCATCCCCAAAGTATACTTTCTCAAATTCTTCAATCTCTCCATTGGTCAATCGTAAGCATTGAGCAAAAAGTTCTGTGCCTTTCCATGCATACCACAAATGGTTCAAGCACCAGTAGCTTTGAGCAGGTTTTGGAATGCTGATCAAGATGGTAGCGAGCTGCATTGCCTTAGCGTAATTCTTGTCGATGATTGAGTAGGAACACAGCAGTGCCAACGCTTCTCGGCGATCTGGCATTACCGAGAACGCTTCAGCGGCATACTTTTTTGCCACCTTGCCGTCTTCACATTGGGCAAGGTTGAGCAAAATTTCGTATTGCTCAAGGACGCCAAGCCCTGGGCAGTTTAATGCCGCAAGTCCAAATGCCTTTGCCTTGCCAACTTCTCTTCCCTCAAATGCTTCTTGATGCAGGTAAAAGAAATTTCGTGAAGCATCACGAACCTCCCGAGAAAGGATGTCTGAGTTTCGGTCGCGCCCTCCGCTTTTAGTTGCTAATGGTCGATGCCAGAAAATCACCTCCCGAGCGATTGTGTATGTCGATTCTTTCTTGAATCCCAATTGCTCGTGGATGGCATATCTCCAGTAGCTTTGCTTGTTGTTTCTTACAACTCGCTCGCGAAGCACTTGCTGTTGCACCACAACCCCGCCACGCACGTTGTAAGGGCAAATGAATATGTTGTACTCACCCTCGGTTGCAAGGCGGCGCAGTGGCCCAATAGACCCCTCATCAAAGATGTCGTCGCAATCTGCCCACATCAAGTATTTTGCCTTTGTCTTTTCGGCGGCAGACCATCCCATCTGCCGGGCCTTGCCAAAATTATCGACATGATCGAACTCCACCTCATTAGTATAGTGCAAGATTTTGAATGGCAATCCAACCTCGGCGCACACTCGTTCAATAACTTCCTGTCCTCCATCCCTTGGCAAGCTTCCCCGAGCAAACGTAAAGATTGCCGTGTCTACTGCCGGGAAAAATGATCGGATGAATCGCTCAAGCACATCTGCTTCATTTCCAACGATTACGGATAACGCGATTAATGGACGAGGTTTTTTATTCATAAGTCAATACGGATAGAATGCCAACAAAACAAAGGGAGTCAAGCATTTCTGCCTGACTCCCATTGAACCAATTTCCCCCAAATTTTTACGCAGACCAGTTGGTTGTAATCAGCGTGCCAGCAGTAGAATCGATGATCTTCTCAGAGACGGTCTGGCGAACGCGCATGATGTTTGACCGACGCTCATCAGAGCGATAAGTCTCTGGAGTAAAGAGACCAGTGGTATCCTTGCTCCACTGGATCGTCCTCCCAACTCCGCCAGCGGTGTATTCTCCGCCAGCAACTTGACCAACCCAGATGTGAGTGCTAGGCCAGATGAAGTCGCCGGAGAACGCTAATCCCTTGCCAGCGGTGTTCTTAGGTGCTTTGCCAATGTAGAGCGTTTCAACTCCAAGGGCTTGCGCAACGTCCTGCTCATTTGGCAAAGCGCGTTGATTGGCCGCCCGAGGCACAACGCCGTAGATCTGATTCTGCATCAACTTAGCCCGGCGGATGCGATTGAATACGTTCTGCGACATACACACGGCATTGGCAATGATGCCACGCTTGAGCAACAGAGTTTTAGCCGCATCAATGTCGTTCGCCGGATCAGTAGTATCAGTTAATGCCAGTGTGTAGTTTACAACCGCAGCGGTGACATCAAATGTGGTGGTGTTGATGATTGCCGCAGCCACACGCGCTTCGTAGCTAATGCGAAGCGAACGCTCAAGGAGCATTGCCTCGGTAGCCTCAAGGTTCATAAAGCGTTCAACTTCAGCCTCGTAACTGTCATCAACTACGGACTCCAGTCCATACTCCTGACAGTCGAACGTGTCGGTATCAAAGCGGCGATTGACGCGATTGTAGCCAGAACCACCTTCGCGAGCTTGGGCGTCGGCGTTGAGGAGTTCAGCGTTGGCGAGGTTTGCTTTGAGGTAAACACCTCGGCGGACATCTTCAGACTTTACTGGGAGAACTAGGTCTCCAATGAAAAGTTTGCCGAAATCTGCGTTTGCCTGTTGGACGAGGGCGAAGATGTCGCTCCGAGGCGTTGCTTGTGCATTTGTGTAGGGCATAAGTAGTTAAGTAGTAAATTGTTGCTTTGATTGTTAGAGTTTGCCTGCGAATTCAATGGTCGAACTGATTGCGCCAGATGAGAGTGCTTGAAGTGCAATTGGGAAGGTTGTTCCAGTAACCAAAGATGCGTACCCCCCAGTGGCAACAGAGTAGTTATTGCCAGCGGTGACGAGCGCAGTGGTTTGAATCATAAAAGTGCCGGGAGCGGTGAACAGTTTAACTTGTCCATATCCACCCGCCGCGCAGTCCTGTTGAAGAACACCAACGGCAGCGGTTACACCGCCAGCGGCAGGACTGATTGAACCGTCAGAAAGCACATCGACCACAAGGAATGCGGAGATTGCTGGACTGGCAATGAAGGATCGAAATCCGTTATCGTTTTGAGAAGCCATAAATTTTGGTTATTTGATTTGTTGATTGTTATCGGACGTTGCGGGACGCTGCGTATTCCGCAGAATAAGTTTTGATGCAGTGAATCATTGCTTTGTTTTTGTCTCCGTCAAAGCGCTTAGTCTCGGACTCAACAATCTCAGCAAAATTCTTTTTTGTTGGCACAGTCGATGCGCCAGCGGAAGGAAGGTGAATCCCCATTTTCGAGGCGAACGCTTTGATCGCCATCTCAGCTCCAAGAGCCGCAGCTTTCTTCAAGTCTTTTTCTTTCTCGGCCTCGTCAGCAGTATCCTTGTCAATCGCCATTTCGGAATCTTCCATCACGGCTTTTCCCTTGACCACAGGATTAATGTTAGGATCTTCTCCCTTTGGAGCAGCACCATCGGCAGTATCGTTGAGAGGGTAGTCCTTAGCCATAGAGGCTTTAAACTCGGCGTATTCAGCCATGTGCGAAGCGAACATTGCGGCGAGGTCGCTATTGTCGGCTTTTGCGTCTGGCTTAGTTTCTGGATCGGCAGGTGTTTCGAACTTCATATTGTTACTGGTAGTTGTTGTTTTTGTATCAGATTGTTTAGGTAAGTCAACATTTTCTTTGGATGAAAAGAATAGGGAGCTATTTGCAGCAGGGTCACTAACAAGAGCAGCAGTAATAACCTCATCGCATCTTGCCATGCATTTTCCATTTGCTTCTTCATCTATTCCGAGAAATTCCAGCGATAACCCCATGTGTGCTGGGTTCTTTCTAGCAATCTCAAAAATCTTTGGTGACTCCTCTTCACTATCGTAAATGTGCAAGTCGCCGATGACGCGAGAGTCTTCCAACTCAAACTTGTCCACGTAACCAATTGTGGAGAAAACGCCGCTTCCGTGATCGACCTTGACCTTGATTGTTCCGCTAGTGTCACAGCACTTAAACACTTGCGCCAGAGTGGTTTGATCAACAAACACCTTTGCACCAGTTTTGTCTGAGCGATGTCCCTTAGCTTCTCCAAGGGAAATTAACGACACACTGTGAATCGTGCTGGTTTTCTCGTCTACAAGCGACTCAGTATTGATGGTCTCTAAAAACATAAGTTTTGAAGTTTGATCAGATTTTTCGGCACTTAATTTTTTCGCTTCTTTAATTTTCTCGGCTTGTCGCTTGAACCAATCTCTTGCTGGTTCTGGATTCAGCGGATTAATTCCCCACAGAAAGTGAGCAACTGCTCCTGCTCCAGGGTAGTCCTTGTTTGACGCATCGTTGTTTTTGCTGGCTTGAAGATCAACTGAATGTCTTGCGCCCCAAGCATTTCCAAGAATGATCTTCTCGTCACTAATTTCTCCCGATGCCATTTTCCGGGCAGCGTCTTTTGTTCCCTCGGTCAATCCATCTCCACCAAATCCCTGCTTGAGGAAGTCGAGTCCCTTTCTTGCTGCGCTGGCAATGTAGGCAGGAGGGTTCATTGTTGAGGCGGCACGTCAGCAGGGTCTGGGACGATAGATGTGGACATTGACTCAGATTGAGAAATGTTGGTTGGGCGGGCCATGCCAGCACCAAATACATCTTCCACTAAGAACCCGGCGGCAGAAGCTTTGTCTCGTTTGATTTTTGCCCAGCGAACCATGTCGTCCGCAACTTTCTCTGGGTCTTTAGAATCCTCAGTCCAGTAACTCATTGGGTTGAGCAATCCGTTTTGATAGAGATTCATGTTGGCGTTTGCTTCTTTACCAATGTCGGGTTGAGGATGCGGACGATAAGACCACCTGCCATAGCAAACCTTGTCCATTACCGAGACTGGGAAAATCCCCTTGGCAATTGCATCGATTAAAGCGGCGTCTTTAATCCTGTGCGCCAACGGAGCGAGGACTCGTTGCCCTCGGTTAAATTCTGCTTTGGCTTGCTCACTTTCAAGGCGACTAGAGACACCTCCAAGGTTTGTTGCGTCAAGGCCGAACGAATACGGCAGGTTGTAACTCATGCAGGTCATTTTCAGAAGGAGTTGCATGAGGTACTGCGTCTCTGCTCCCGGCGATGCTGAGTCTGGAAATTTAATGTCTTGACCAGCAGGCAGATGGTTGATCTGCCCATATTGAATGTCCTGTTGTAAACCAGTCTGCTGGTTGTCAAAATGCGTAGAAGCGTATCCATCCATTGATCCTGATCCAGCGGATGCGCCAATGGAGTTGGTAAAGATGGTCAGTGCTGACGCGAGCTTTGATTTGCCTTTGGTAAACTCAATCAACTCGTAGAGGTCACGCAGGTTAGCAACGGCGGCGTCCAGTTTGCTGACGCCTCGATAGGCGTCAATTTGCATTGGGTCGGTGTAGTGGACAAACTGGGAAGCGGGAACGTCAACCGGATCGGTGTACTGTCCTGCCGCCATGCCTCGGCGGAATACTCGGAACGCTACTGGTTCACCATTTGGCCCAATGCATACGCCACTAACGTAGTCCTCGGAGACCACGTTTTGGTAAACGCCGCCTAACCTATCTGGCTCAACGGATTGAATGCGAAATGGCAGTTGAATGAGTTCCTCGTAACTCATTGACGGATCACTGCCGGGACGAACGAAAGCCCAACCATAGTCGCCACCTCGGTTCATCCCAAGGACTCCAAATTCCATCAGTCGAAAGAAATCCACACCTCGATTTGCTGAGTCACAGTAAGGAAACCATTCGTTATTTAACCATCGCTCAATGTCTGCGTCTAAAGCGGAGTCGCCAGTCTGAGCGTGATACGCCACGGGAGCAACGTACATAGCGTACTTGCGATTCAACACCTTTGCTGGGGCGAAATTATTCTCTAGGTCGGTCGCCTCGCGGAGCAATTGCAATCGATCCCGCTGAACTTGAAACGAGTTTGGAGCAATCTGAGATGGGCCGTTTGACCTGCGATTGGTGAATGTCGCGCCATCGTATTTAAACTCATGGAGCAGACGTTTTGCAGCAAGGCGACGCACTCCCGCCATTGGCGAGATGATTCCAATTGCTCGGTCGAGTAGTGATGGTTTCATGCTAGGATGTTCCCTTGCCAATGGATGGATTGAAGTTTGCACGAACATTCATAGACCTTGTTCCATTGAGCAATCCAAGTGCAAAGTTGCACTCCTGAAGCATTCCCGCCGCAGACTCCAAGCTTGGAAAGGTAAATTGCCTTCCTGCAATAGAGTAGCTAATACCGCGAACGGCATTGGCAACGATACACGATAATGCCGCAGCACGAATTTCATTCAACTCGACTACGGTGCATCCAACCAGCAATTGTCTGACTGCCATATGAAATATCCATAACGCAATAATTTTGCCTACGCAACACAATTAAGGCGTTTCTTCAATTTCAACTTCGCCAGTAGTAAATAGAACTGATCGTAATCTGGCATCTAATAACGCACTGACTAGGCACATCTGGTCGCAGTCAAGCAAATGGTTTGCCTTGCCCTTCTGAACTGTCCAAGACCACCTCTTCTGTCCACTCCGGTCAACCTCCTGCCGCTTGAACTCGACCGCAGTCTGCTTCTGATATTCAACCGAGACATTTTGAGGAGCAGTAAATTTGTAGGTACTCATGCCACCACGCATCCTGTGATACATATTTTTAATTGGCTGCTGCGCCCAGAAGAAGTATCGCGCCTGACGCACCTTCCCTCCCTTACCGATGCCAACATGACCTACATTTACCGAAGAGAACGGATATTTTCGGACAATTCGTTGACCATTAAAATTCTCATGGTGCGGAAACTCTCGGCGATTGGTCGAGTCCCCCCACAGACCCTGCCATCCGTATCGCACACAAACCTCTTGCACTGCTTGAGTATCAAAGGCAATATCCACAAGTGTTCGCCCAGGTTCAACGCCGAGTTCAATACGCAGTTCCTCCAACTCTTCCCAAGTGACAATTCTTCCCTCGTCAATAATCCGTGATTCAGACTGACCAAACGCCCGGCAGACATACCATCGGTGTGCGCCTTCGCCTCGGCTCGCTCGTCCTGCTTGATTGTCAA